AGCAGCACGCAGAGGCTTTTTTAGTAACTGTGTTTCTGTCTATAATAAGAATTTAATAAAATAGTGTAATCTGAGATCCAGAGGGCCAAAGATGCGGAGCTTAATGCTACTGTTCATCCTTTTACTGGCTCAGGATGTGGATGCTGCATCATCCATAAGTGTTGCCAATGGCATAATCCACAAGGCAGGCTTTGAAGCATGCCTAGTGGAAGCAAATGGCATTAGTGCAAACTTTACTGGTGATGTTAGCCCAGGGTTGTGGTTTGGGCTAGTTAAGTACACATGTGATGACCAGATTGGCTACCTCATTTCCAAGCTAGAGTGTGTCAAATGTGGCCTGTACTGCATACAAAATGAAATGATTGATGGTTGCTCAAACAGGGCATTTAATATTGTGGCTGGTGTGATCATAGCTATGATAGTGTGCCTAGTTCTGGCAGTGGTTTGTAGAAGGAAGGTCCACTGGCTGACTGGATACATGTATAGCTATTGTGTTTTGTGCAAACAAAGGAGAGATGATAAAAGTATTGAGTTAGCTTTCAGTTCAATGCAGTCCAACAACAGGAGACTCCGTATGATAGAATACCCAGTTCCTAGAAAAATGAAAAGAACCCATTTAGACATTTTAAACAGAAAGAGAGGACAATTCAAGTCAAGAGAGGAGCCTTACCTTGAATTGAATGAAGTTTATCCAACAGTTGAAGAAGTGAATAACAGGATTATCTTAACCCCTAGACGTCCTGCACCAGCACCACCAGCTGCATCAGAAAGGCCACCATCAAGGTCACCTTCAATCCCAAGGGGCATGGTGGCAGCTATGGTTAATAAACATAGTACTCTAGTAGTGGTATTCCTGTTTGTGCTTTTACCAATGGTGCTAGCCTGTGACAGCACTTTGTACATTGGCCATGATGGCAAAGTATGCGACCTGACCAAATGCAAAGACATGTCTATGTACGTATTTCCTATGAAATTAGGACAGTCAGTTTGCTTTAAGGATGCTAACAACATGGAACTGTCAGTTACATTGAGGATGACTTCCATCATCAGAAGGTATGAACTCATGTATTATACATCTGATTTCAATATCAGCACAGAACAATACTATAGATGCCGACATGCTGGAGAATGTGTTGCTGGTAAATGTGGAAGGTATGAGAAGCATCCAATTTTTAATAGCAGAGATGATAGTGGTGGTATAGCTGGCTATGGGTGCCAATCTGATACTGTGGGGTGTGTGGACACTTGGTGTTCTTATGGATCTTCATGTACATGGTATAGGTGGTACGTCAATCCTGTTGGACCTAGATATCCAGTTTACAAGCTGTCAACTGAAGGGTGGGCTGTGAAGATAGAATTTAGGTACAAAGGGATGCAACAAATTCTTGATTTTAATGTGAACAATCCATCAAGGCTGTTAGATGGGATGAATCTAGTCAACCTGGATGCCATACCATTCTTTGTCACTAACTTTGATTCGGTGAAGGTCCACTTTGAAAATTATGCTATAGTAGTGCATGAAACTAGCACTATAACTAAGGCGGCAGAGCTGAATTTCCCTCAGCATGAAATTGTTGGTGATTTCCAAATTAATGGTCAAGATATGACCATGAATTTAAATACAATAACCTGCCTTAGCCATGGATGTAGAGTAACCTGTTCATACCCTAGGCCCAAAATTAGGACACTAATTAGAGACCTAAAATTGTATAAGAAGTTTTATAGTTATGATTATAAATACTTAAACAGCAAGTACACACTTCAGCATGATTTACCAATTACTGGTGTAATCAACTTGATGATTGGCAATGTTAAATTCAGAGAGCTACATATAGAGCCGGCATCGTGTGAATTTCAGGTGCTAGGAACATTTGCTTGCTTATCATGCACACAGAGACCTTATGCAATAGTGCAGGCATCAAAGATCAAAACTAGAGGCATTATGTCTATTAAGAGCAACTGTAGTTTTGAGCATCAGTATCTAACCTGCTCCGAAGACCCATCAGCCATCTTGTTGATGGATAAGAATAAAATATGTTCTATATATGTGGAAAGTACCAACCAGACATTAATAATTGACTTTGATTATGTTTTCTTGGGTAAGTTGGATCTAGATAGGCCTATCTATGTCACAGGCACCTTTCTTGAAGCAATAACAGCCATGGCAAGCAGTCCAGACTTCATATCAGGTGTGTCATGGGCATTTGGCGGGTTTGCCATTTTTAGTGTCGTTATGGCACTTGCTGTAAGGATAGTGAAGATAATAGCCTTAACTCGTGTCAAGAAGACTGTTGATGATGTAGGGAGAATGTGATTGTAAATGTGGATAAATCTTGTACATGCATACCTGTTGTAAATAATTGTATATTTTGTATAATATGTAATATAATATAACTCAAAACATATACATTGTATTTTGATATATTTTCTTCATATATATTCCTTCTATTATTATTGTATTGTATGTGTGTATTGTCCTTTAGATTTAAGGTATTATTTTGTTTGCCTCAGCATGCTG